ACCCAATGTTACCAACAAGACCTGATTCTAATAATGCTCCCATTTTTTTTTGGTTTTTTATTTTAGTTTATTTATTTTTTATTTTATTTTTCCCATTAAATCTTTCATTCTCAAGAACTGAGGATTCTCATAAGTTTTAGATTCAATCAAATTAACGGCTGATCCTGATACAGGAGTTTTAGTAACCGATTTTTCGAATGACTCATTAATAGAGTTTTCCTTAGTTTTTTCAGATGAGAATTCATCTTTTAATGACTTATAAAGACTTTTGGATTCTTTAAGTGTTTCAACATTGTCGAATCTTCTAAGTATATTTATTTTTTCTTGTTTTGTTGTTGAATGTTCTGTAAACAGTCTAGTTGCGTAAGCCAAATTAGAGTTAAAGATTGCTACTTCATTTAATTTAGTTCTGAAAAGATTCAAAGCTTTTCTGTACTCTTCATTTTTAGACTTTAGTAATTCTACTTCATTTTCACTAATGTGTCGAGGAGCTGCTTTTGGTTTTGGTAATCCATTTCTACCAAATTTTCTACCCGCACCTAATGTACGTGAAGCTTCTGTAGTTTCTCTTCTCTTTTTAATTGGTCTGTATTCACCATCTAAATTTTCTCCATCTTTATATGAGAATTTTTTAGCACTTCCTGTATTGATCATTTTTTTACCTTCTTTTTGTTTGGTAGTTTTATAATCCATAACTTGTCCGTACTTGAATTTAGGTGATCCCATTCCAACTCCTTTAGATTTAAATTTTGATTCCATTACATGATCAACATCCATGTCTTCATAATGTCTACTATTCCTACCACCTCTTGGGTCCGGATCCATGTCCATTTCTTCAAAGTCCATGTCCATGTCCATTTCTTCATTCCACATTCTTTGTGTTTCTTTATCAGACCATCCTTCATCATCAGATACATCTGGTCTATAAACAATTCCATCTTCGTCTTGTTCATTCCACATTCTTTGTGTTTCTTTATCTGACCATCCTTCATCATCAGATACGTGTGGCCTATAAACAATTCCATCTTCGTCTTGTTCTTCCATTTCAATTTCATACAAAGTTTCGTCTAACATAATTTCATCTAATGTAAGATCTTCATATTCATCTTCATCTTGATATTGTTCAGAAAGCTGGATGAAATAATCGGCTCCTGTTTCACTATCTGATAATCTAATGTTATTGTTCGCATCTCTCTTTACGATAACTCCATCTTCATCATCCATAGATTTGAAAACTTTAATTACATCTGACATATCTGCACCAGTCATGTCAATTGCATCATCATCTTCCATACCCATGTCTTCCATGTCGTCATCTTCCATGTCATCGGTAGCCATAGGTCCAACACCTAATTCTACATCCTCGACATCATCTACTTGACCTTCAGGTTCAACAACCTCTTCGTCTTCAACATCAATCTCTTCTTGTTCTCTAAGAGATTCTTTTACTAATGAGCTGATTTCATTCTTCATTGTAGAAGAAAGTATTCCTTTTGCATTTTCTTTAAGAGCTTCTTCCAAATTACGAATTTGGAATAATGCGTCTTCAACAACTGATTTTTTGTTCATCTATAGTTTGTTTTACAATATAAATAGTAAGTAAATTAAAAAAATTCATTTTTTCTAATTATTATGCAAAAAAAATGGGTACAACTAATGTTATACCCATCTTAAAAATTAATTAAAAATTAACTAATTACCTCATCAATTTTACTTTCAGTGATTGATGTAATTCTCCAATCCATAGTATAGTGTTCATACACTTTAGTTACTTTAGCCTCAACATCAGTTGGTGTGTAACCCAATACTAATTTTTCTTCTTTTGTTTTTTTTACTTTTCCTGATTCAGTATCTAATAAATCAGATGCGATTTTAGCCACAAAATACTTTTCTCCTTGTTCCATAGTTTTTTTTTATTTATCTAAATAATCGGTTAATCTTTTCATTAAGTCAAGTGATTTGTTACCACTTTCACCAACATGACGATCTACCGCCATTTTTTTGTCTTCTTCTAAGCTCTCTTCATATTTCATTCTATCGTTTTTATCTTGAAAAAGATAAGCTCCAGGTGTTGATGGTGAAGACACTAAGTCAAAACAAATAAGTTCAAAATCATCTTGTACTTCATTTTGTTCTCCAACCTTTTTAAGGGATCCTACACCACGAGAAGATATACCTAAAGTAACTCCTTGTCGTAAGTAGTTTGCTGCCAAATCTCCCTTAGTAGAAACAATCCCTCTTTCATGGAAACCAGGACTTGTTAACAATTTAAGTTTACCTAACAATACAGGACCTTCCCACCATATATCTGTTATTAGGTGGGATACACGATCTAAATCAATTAAAGAAGACTCAGGATGGTTTAATTCAGATAATGAGGTTCCTTTCTCAATCATCTTTCTATAATTTTCCGATTCTCTCTTTAATATCTTCTCAGGGTATACTCTACCATTTCTGTTAGGTGTATTGTATTTTTGTAAAACGGCATAAAATTCAAATGGTTTTGAATAGTCCAAATGATTTGATGATTCTTTTAATATCTCGTAATTACGACCTTCTTTTGGGTTAATATATCCTGCATCATACTCAATAAGAATTCCTTTACCTGTATCTCTAGGTCCTAAAATTTTATATTCACTCATAATAAGTTTTAGTTATAAATATTAGGCCGTTTCCGTTTTTACTTTAATTGGTTTAACATTACCTGTTTTTGTTAAATAAAATTTGAAATTAGGGTTGTTTATCAAAACATCTGAATAAATTTCTTTTACTAATAATTTAAGTGTTTTCTTTAATTTTAAGGATTTAAAATCTATTGGTTCATTTAAAAATAGATTAATCTCTAAATTCATAAATGATTTCTTTTTTAGGTGTAGACCGCTTGTTCTAAGATCTAAGTCCACTATAAATTTATCGTCAAACATTGTCTTATCTAATTTGTGATAGACCGTATGTTTAATTGATCGACTCATATTAAGAACAACTCTTGTCCAATTTTCGGAGTCTTTTTTTGGTTCAACCCAAGTTTGGATGTTTAGGTAAAGAGATTTAAACTCTTTTGAATCTACCGTTCCGTAGACTATTTTAGATGACCTAAAACCATTGATTTTTTCGGTTTTGCCTTTTTTCATAAATTTTTTTCATACTGATATTGTTTATTTTAGATAATAATAACTAATTTTGTGGTATATATCAAATACATAAACTAATAACAAAAAAATATGCTGATTGTAAAAGTTAATAAAAATGGGGGGATTGAAAAAGCACTAAAAGAATTAAAAAGTAAGGTTATTAAAACAAGACAAAACGCCCATCTTAATAACAGAAAAGAACATACAAAAAAATCTGTCCTTAAGAGACAGATTTTAAATAAATCGATTTATAGACAAAAACAAATGCCTAACAATTAAATGTTTTCGTTTAATTGTTTTAATTTGAAATAGTTTAATTTGTCGTAATTCTCTGTTTGTAGTTTTTCTATTGTTTCGGTAATTTTTTGATTAGTTTCGGAATCATCACTTTCAGTTAATAAAGTTTCTAATTTTTCAATCACATCTTCTTTAAGAAATCCATATTTTTGATTAAGTTTTTCATCAGAAGTATTTAATACAACATTAAGTTGTTTTTTCTCACCTTCGGTTAAACTATCAATATGTGATTTAATTGTTTTGTTAGCCACCTCAACCATAGATTTTAATGGAACCTCAATTACTTCTTTTTCTTTTGATGGATCTTTCTTAAGATTTTCAGAAATAGTTTTTTTACTTCTTAATTTTTCTTCTATTGTAGATGCATTAGATGAAAATAAATTATCAATGTCTTGATACCTATTTTCTGAAACAATATGACCTACCCACAGATTCAGATCTTTAAGGTCGTTTCTATCTACCTTAGACATTGTATTCTCAAATAATATAATACTTTCGTTAATATATTCATTTATAAAAGATTCATTTAAACCTTTGTTTTTACTAAGTTCGTCATATAAGAAATAAAGCGTACTTAGAGATTTATTTTTTAATACAAGTTCTTCAAAAACAAACATATTTTTTTTTAGAGTATCTTTTCTATAAGATTCAACTAAACAATTTTCAATCCTCGATTTTAATATCCCAAATTTCATAATTTTTTTTTATTATAAATATCAATCATTTAGTAATTTGTTTAATTGATCTTCCATAGATCCCAAAGAATTTCTACCTTTTGATAAATCAATAAACGTATCTCCCAATATATTATCATTTTCTAATAGTATATTTAAGTTATCTTTTTTTGATTCACCCATAGGCATTTCAGATGGAGCGTCAGGTGGTGGTGGCATTGCCCCTCCTCCCGCATCAGGTGCAGGTGGAGCTCCTCCCGCATTTTCTGTTGTCCCTGTTGATGTGTGATAAAGTTTGTCAACATTATCAAATAATCCCGTATGTGTGATTATAGTTGCGGTATTATCTAACTCAGCGGATACGGCTCTTTCTAATCTTATTTGTTGTACTTCAAGTTTAATATCTTCATCAGAGAAACCAAAGATATGTTTCTTAGCCCAAGTAGCAGATGTTGGTTGAATTGATTTAGGAATCTCAGTAACCATATCCTTATACAATACTACCTTTTCTTTCCATACGTCAATCATTAATAGATCGGCTTGTTTGGATGGATTTGTTAAACCTAAGGTAAAGTTGTGTAATTCATCCTCAAATCCTAATAAGAATAGGTGAATAATTGCAATTTTATTTAATTCGGCAATAATTGCCTTTTGTATTTTATTGATTGTTCTTGCAAATCTAATGTCCAATAAAGATAGATTTTTACCATCTCCAAGAACTTCTTCAAAACCTAAATACGCTTTTGGAATTCTAAGCGCAGTTAATAATTTCTTTTGAATATATTCTATATCTGCAATTTCCGATAAGTTTGTCGCTCCCGCCAATGTCTCAATAGGCATTGTTTGAGCCACATCACGAACAGGAACAAAATAATCTTGATCTACCGCCATTTGATTGAAGCGTAGATCCACATTACCTGTTTTACTATCCACAACTTGTTCTCTTTTGAACTTGTTTGCAACACGTTGTACATATGCCTCAACATCTTTATCATCCATGTTTCCGACGAATACTTTAAATACACGTCTTTCAGGTGCTCTTGATGTTCTATAGATTAACATCGCATCTTCCGCTAAAACTAATTGTTTCCAAATACGACGAGCCTTTTCTAACATTGATGTACCATAAGGTAATTTTCTATCATCACCAAGTAATCTAAAGTGTGCAATTTCCCAAGTATTAAATTCCATGTCTTTTACTTTCCAATTGAATCTTAGACCTTTATCGTTTGGATTTGGAGTTGCATTTACGGTTCTTGATTCCATACCCCTCTCTAATCTTTCAATTTCAATATTAGGTAATTGGATACATCCCGTAACACCTTTTTCGGTATCTAATTTAAGGTAAACAAAGTTGTCACCATATTTACAAGTATTTCTAACCCACATAGGTAAGTTAGTATTGATATCTAAGTTGTTAACAAATAAATCAACTAAGATACTTTTAATTCTTTTTGATTCGGAGTAAATTTGTAATAAATAACCATCCTGATTAGGTGTTGTAGATTCTTCAGAGTAAATGTCTAATGCCGTTGAAATCTCAGGTGTAAATTCCATTGATTCATAATCATAGAATGAAGCAATTCTATTTGGTTCATAATAAATTGCTTGAGTATATAAATTGTTTTCAATTTTTGCCCATTGATTATTTAAAAATACTGTTTGTTGATATTGTAATTTTTCTTTTTCGTACTCTTTCTTATCGGTAGTTTTAAGAAGGACTTGTTTGTCCAACTTATATGTTGGATAATCCATACCTAATAACGAGTTAGGCCCAAAAGTCTTTGATAACCTCTGCCATATCGTTAAATTATTCATGTTATTATTATTATTTTGCTCCATATTAAAAATCTAATAATTTTTTGTCAATACTAAACATTTCACTCATTTTACTTTTTATCAGTATTATTTGTGGTATTAGGTTGTTTACCATTACTTTTATCCCCCTTACTATTAAATGACGGATCACTTACTTTTACATTATAAATAGGTTGGCCGGTAACCACAAGTCGTGATCCTCCAATTATATTCCCTGATTTTTTTCTTGTAGTAAGTCCCATGTCTATAAATATTATCTATTACCAAATAACCAATTATATTTAATATAATCATCTTTAGATGGGCCTGAATCTCTTGACCATCTGTCATTTCTTACATTATTATTTGGGATAAGTGGGTCAAAATGTGTTTGTTGTCTTGCCGTGTTATCATTAACTACCGTCCAAGATTCTAACATTATTTTTGTTCTCTCTACAACCTTTTCTAATTTATTAAAAGATGACTCCCCAACATATATTGCCATGGAAATTCCCATGATAAGGTCATCATGTTGACCTCTTTGGTGGTCAGGTCTACCATTAAGGTAAATAAAGGTGTTCATTTCGTTATATAACCTTACACTACGTATCTTAAACTTATGTCTCACATATTCTTCAAATGCGGCAATAATCTGTACACGTTTATTGTTAAAGTTTAATCCTGGTATTTTATCCGCCAATTTTGCATTGTATGACCATATATTAGTAGAATCAACTCCCTCAACATATAAATTTTTATATCCAAGTTCTTGTAGTTTTCTTACGGTGGTAATTCCCATACCACCAGTTATATCGACAACAACAAATGCGTTATACATCATCCCCCATTTATATGCAATTTCAGCAAGATTATCAGGTGGAATTTTTCCAACATATTCAAATACTTGTTCTCTTTCGTCAAAATCAATAATTTGTATGGAAGAAAAGTCTTCACTATCCCCACGAGAAACGTCAACACCCATAATATACTTATGTTCAGGTACGGGTTCTTTCCACATCCATAATGAATTACCCATTAGTTTACCAATAGGGTCTGTAAGAGTATTATCTTTGATATACTCTAATTGTGTATTCTCAAATACGTTATCACCTGAACCTAAAAATTCACAATTTAACTCTTGGTTAATCTTCCTTTTATCATATTTAAGTTTCTTAACCATTTTCTCATACCAAGTGGAACAAGGTTTGTACCCCTTTTTTAAATAAGAACTTAGTTCATCATAATCCCTTTTAAATGGGTCAATGTGAGCAAATGATATGTGCTTACTCTCATCATGTTCTTCTTTATTAAGAAGATATTTAACTAAATCTTCAGTTGGAACTAAAAATAAATCTTTTGAGTACCTTGGATCTCTATACCAAAACATCTCAGAGATTTTAAAGTTATTCATTCCCTTTAATGCTTGATCATATATATCATAATAAATCGGATCATAACCATTTGGTGTTGAAACCACAATTACCTTACCCCCTGTGGATAAGGATGCCATACAAGCCGCCCAAAAATCACCATCCGCCTCAATAAACGCGGCTTCATCAAATACAAGAATTGTGGGGGTAAAACCACGCAAGGCATCTTTTGATGTTGCAACCGCCTTTACCTCAGACCCATTTGTTAATTTATAGTGTTTTTGTGAATTCTTATCAGTTGAGAATCCCGATCCAACCCAATTTGGCCATTGATCAACAAACGTACGTATCTTATTTGCCATCTCCATAGATGTGTCCAATTTGTTGGCGATAATAAGAATTTTTTCAGGTTGTGATTTTTTAGCAAATACTAATTTTTTTGATATCCATGCCGCAGTTACGGTGGATACACCTGCCTGACGATATTTTAACGCAATATTCTCTTCATATTCCTCATAGTCATTTAATAACGATATCTGATCGGGAAATAACTCCAATGGTACGTATTTTGAAACGGTATTATCATATGTTTGTAGGTATGTTTTTAATGCATATGGAGTGTCTGTCATACACTTCACATACTCCAACATTACCTGTTCTTTAGTTAAACCCATAAGACATTTATATATAAATATCAAAACCCCCAGTTATTTTAATAAAAGGGGGTTTTAAGTATTTGTAGTTTAATTTAAAAACCTAATTTAGATAAGATATCATCATCATCTTCATCATCTTCATAGTCTTCTTCATCGTCCCCGTCACCTTTATATTTTTTGTAATCTTCTTTTGCCTTAACTAATAGTTCATTAAATTTTCTTTTTGCTTTTTCATTATCTCTTGGATCTTCAGAAACAACATTAGCCATAATTTCTTTTAAGAATTCTTCAGCAGGAACTGCGTAAAGTAATCTTTCAAAGAAAGGTAATAAATCTCTATTTTCAATATTTACCGTTAAATCGTCAGGTAAAAGGAATCTTAATTTTGTAATTAATTCCCCACCTACTCTAAATTGCATCTTTTCGTTTGAGAATACATCTGTTTGTCCCATTACATCTTGAGCCTTTCCTGGTTCCATACCTCTCCATTGTTCTCTTGTTGGAATAGCAGCAAAACCTTTAATTAATTCGTGTAATAATATTGGGAAAATAACTCCATTTGCAATAACTAAGTCTTTATCTTCATCTTCTTCATCTTCATTAACACCTGATGATCCGGCTGCGTTTCCTCCCATTGAATCAATTAGTTCTTCTTCAGTAAAATACATTAAGTCATTTGCCGACATAATTTTATTATAAAGTGGGTATAAACGAGGGTCAATCTCATCTAGTCTATCTTTATATGCTTGGAAAGCAAATTGACCTTTTTTGCCTTTACCTTGAATAATCGCATTAATAACGTTTCTTTTTTCAACCTCAAGTTGGAATTCTTCTTGTGGGGTTAACTCATCAACATCAAAAGAAAAATTTGAAGGGATTTCAAATTCAGGTTCTTCCTCTTTTTCCATTTGAAATTCGTTAGGGTTAATTTTTTTTTCATTTAAAAATACCTCAACGTTAATAAATTCAAATTTGTATTTTGTTCCAGATCCGTTTGATGGTTCTTTTTCAATCAGCCCCTCATCCATTGCATCTTCCAAAGTTTTACTATATGGTAACCAACCTTCTTCTTTAGCCGAAATTTCTAAGGCCAAATCTTTTAATTCGTCTTTTTTATTTGATTCAATTCTCATTGCCTCACCTACCGCATTCATTTGTTCTACTTGAATACCGTATTTAACTCTTGGGTCAGTAATATTAACACCCCTGTTTGGTCTACCTTGATCATCAACAATACCATAATAACGTTTAACGTAATCTACAATATCTTTAAATCGTTTTGATGTTATTTTTTCAACATCAGATGTACCACCTCTAAACGCTTTATTTTTACCATATAAATTTTTCTCAGGATTCTCAATATTCCTTTGAGTTATTGGGTTCATTCTTTCTGGATAATCCCCATAATCAACAGGAGCTTCTTTAAGAACCTTATTAATTAAATGTTGTATATATTTCTCTTTCATTATTATTTAGTTAAAGCCTGTTTAATTAATCCAATAAAATCTTTTTTCATTTCATCCTTAGTTTTTATTTGTCCTCTTGTTTGTTCTTTTGTACCAGGGTTTGGATTCTTAAATGGATTTTCTCTCTTTTTTGGTGGGGTTTTAATTCCCGGATCTTTTACTGGTGCCTCTTTTTCTTTAGTATTTTCTTCCATATTTTTTCTATAACCTCTTGGTTTCTCTTTTGTTCCGGGGTTAGGATTCTTAAACGGATTATCCTTTTCTTTACCTTTTTCTTTTGTTCTTTCTTTTGTTCTTTCTTTTTCTTTGGTATTTTCTTCCATTGTTCCCATAACTGGCATTCTCATTGTTGGTCTTTTCATACGTTTCATTTCAATTCCTGATTCTTTTGAAAACATAGTATTTTTTAATGGATTTCTCAATATCATAGATGACTCTTGTGATTTTTCATTAATAGTACGTATTAAATCACCTTTACTCATTCTAGGACTAATATTTTTTTCAATCAATCTAACGATACTTTCTTCTATAAATTTTTCATCAGATTCATTTTTTTCTTTTTTCTCAGGCGTTGTTTCATAGTCAGTTTCTTTGGAAGATCCTTTTGCCCATTTACACCATTTTTTTTCTGTTTTTGTTTTACCATTACCACATCTTGCGTAGAACAATCTTTGTTGTGACTTTGATTCAAACTTTTCAAAAATACCCATACCATCTTCAGTAGCATCTTTATCGTTAACAACATCTAATGTTGCATCTTCTTCCATTTGACTTTTTGTTTGAACCATAACTTCTTTAGTTGCCGGATCTTGAGTAATACTTAGGTCACCAATTTGACCACCCTTAGGTCCAATTTTATAAGTTTTATTATTTGGGACTTCAGTAACTTGTTCCTTACTTTCCTCTTTAGAAATTTTCTCAGATAACACTCTTACCTGTACTTCATTTAATCTTGCTACGGTGTCAAATTTAAACCCGTGAGATAATAAATTTAAAACGTGATCTTTAGTTTTCATATACCACTTTTTTTTCGAATTCAAGAACGATATCTCGTTCATATAGTTTATCTTTTACGTCTTGTTCTGAATCACCAAATTTAAATACTAATCTTTTGACAATTGAAAAATCAACATTGTTATTCTCTTTTTCCCACCCTAACGCTAACACACCATCCATTGAGTCTATAACTGAAAAAACATCAGAGTCTTGTACTAACTCCAATGTTATCTCTCCGTTAGTCAAAATCCCAACTCGTTTAATATATTCAACATCAGGAGGAAGTGGGTAACCATTAGCTGGTTTTGACTCCCAATTTTCTCCCCAAACTTCTAACGTGTCTGAGAATATAAATTCATAAAGGTTGTCTCCCTTATAATTGGGACCCATACCATTTATGTAAATTAATTTATTCATATAACTTGTCCGTTTGGTGTTATTCTAAATTCTTTAATACCTTGTTTAAATACCAAATTTTTATTAACGGTAGACCCAACTAAAATTGCTTTTGGATTTTGTTCCATAAACCTCAAAGAAGATCTTTCTTGTTTAATAGATTCTGATAATTTATAAACTTCTTTTTCGTTTAATTTTTTTAAGGTTTGTTTTTGTTTTTGTTCTTTTATTAATTTTTCATTTTTGTCAACCGAAAAATAATTTGAAATAATTTTATCTACTTTAGACTCGGTAAAAAGATCTTCAAATGTTTCTTCATCATCATATCTTCTAAATTTTTCTCTTGATCCGTGTCTTGGGTATTCATTTTCATACTCATTATATTCTTCATCGTCAAATTCATTCATTAAATTGTCAGACATTTTTGATGTGTATGCAGCTCCAAGATAATCATTAAATGCTCTTCCAAAGTTGTCATAACCTTCTCCCACTTCAGCTTCAGGTTGTGGTTCGGTTATTTCACCTTCCATTCCTTCACCTTCGGTGTCCATTTCTTCACCATCTAATCCTTCTTCCTCACCATCTATTTCTTCTTCTTCACCTTCTAATCTTGATATTATATCTTCAACATCATCTTCTTCCAATGTTGTTAAATCAAGTGCCGATAAAATTGAATTGATTACGTATTTTGTATCATTGGAACTCATTTCTTCTTGACCAGAATAAGTTCTAATTTTTTGAGCCAATTTACCCGTAAGTTTTTGAATTATTTTAAATGTAACTTCCTCTTCTTTACCTACACTCATATCTTCTTCAGGTTCCATACCTTCTTCAGGTGCCGCAGCAGGATCAGGTACCGCAGCAGGATCAGGTACCGCAGCAGGATCAGTAGCGGGTGCCGCAGCAGGATCAGGAGCGGGTGCCGCTCCGGCTTGTGGGGCCAATAAAGGATCTAATGCTGGATCACCTTGTTCTTCCATTGGTTGTGGAGGTGCAGCAACAGGGGGAACTCCAACAGGGGGAACTACAACAGGAGGTGCTGCAACAGGAGGTGCCGCAATTGTTGTTGTGGTAGTTGTTACAGGTTGTTTAGATGTGGATATTACGTATTTAGTGTCTTTTTTTTTTTCGTCCTCTTGTTCAAAAAGAGAAGTACCACTTTCGTTACCGTGTAGTTGATTGAACTCCCTCGCCATCAAGTTCATTTTCTTCAACGCTTGAGAATAAGAAGAATAATATCTTCTATTTTTCATAGGTGAAATATAATCAGAAACTGATTCAGATATTGTTTGTTTAATAATATACCCTTGTCTTTCTTTAATTATTTCATATGTGTTACCGTCAGCTAAAGACAACTTATATTCAGATGATTTGTCTTCATTTCTTGGTGTTGGTATATTTTCTTTGTATCTGGCAATTTCCATAATTCTACGGATCTTGTCCATACCGTCTAATTTCTCACTTCCAATAGGTTTTAATCCTCCCATAGCATATTTGTTTTTAAAATATTATTTTTCTATATAAATATATCGATAAATAGGTTTATTTGTTGGTTTGTTAAATTATTGTTTCATAGATAATTTATCGTCAATTATTTTAGATGATAAATTATGGAGCTTTTCAATATAACCATTTCTTCTTAGGATTTTAAAAACCAAATTTTCATTTGAGAATTCTCCTCCTTTTTCTAAACCACAAGTTCTATATTTCTTTAACTTGTCTTTGTATTTTTGTATTAATTCTTTTGCGGTTTCAACATCATCATCTTGAATAGAATCAATTAAATCATCAATGATATTCATCCATTGTTTTGATTTTTGTTGTAATAATTCTTTATCTATTGAAACATCTTCTTTTTTAGGTTCGTTTGACCACTCGTTAAATAACACAGAATAAACCCCACTACTAAAATGAGTTTCGGTTTCATTCTGAACATATAATTCAACTTCGTAATTAAAAATTGTAATATCATGTTGTTGATTGAATATCATTTTCTTTAAAATAAAAAGTTTTTCATAAAGTTCTATTTGATTTTCAGGGTATTGATTAAAATTGGCAACTATGTGTAAATCAAAATCAGAATACTTTGACCAATTGTAATTAGATAATGATCCTGTAAGAATGATATCAGTTACAACAATATCAACACCTAAAAAATCTATGAATTGGTATGCAATCTCAAGTAATCTTTCTCTTACCTGAGTATTCATTTTAAACTCGTTACCATCTTTTTCCCAAACTTTTGGGTTGAGGTTATCTTGTATTTTAAAACTTTTAATTAATTCTGCATTCATCATATATAAATACAACGTTATTATAAATTAACCTAGCTTATTGTACTTGTATTTTTTTGCAATTTGTAAATTAAAGTAATTACCCTGAGATGGTGCGGATCTAAATTCCGTATATGATTGATGTGGTACATTATCATATTCATACTTAATACCATTTTTAAATTCCACAATTAATTTTTTTGTTGCGGTATCATATTCAGTTCTTACAACATTAGATGATTGAACCTCGTTCAATATCTTTGTGCCAATATATTCTTCTTTTAAGATCGCCATAATATTTTTGTTTATGTAAATATAACTATGGTATGGTCAGTTGTCAATATTAAACATATATGACAAAATGTCATTTATTAATTATTTTATATGACAATTTGTCAAAAGGTATACTTTTTAAACTTGGTTTACTATTTTTTAATAAAACAAAAAGATATGATTGAATTTATGGATGAAAACGATAAAGGTAAAAAAAAGACCGATGGAGGAACACCAGTTTTAGATAACTTTAGTAAGGACTTAAATAAGTTGGCAAGTGAAGGAAAATTAGATCCTGTA